ATGGACACCGACCGGATAGCCCAGCGATTCCCGCTGGTCGCACGTCCGCGCCCCGCGTGTCCCACGCTCGCGGCACGAATCCGGGAAGTCAGCACACTGGCTGAGGCCGCCCACCACGGTGGCGGCCTCAGCTCTGCCGTCACAGCCCTGAACCGGGCAGCTCTCATCGCAAGCGACTGTGGGCTGCCCGGCCTGGCACGTGACCTGTGCTGGCGTCACGCCGAACTCCACCTGAACGTTGGCACCTTGAGTGAGCAGCGAGCGAGGTACGCCCTCGAACCGCTGATCAACCTCGCCCGCCTGCGCCTACGCGCCGGAGACGGAAGCGGCGCCCACCGACTACTCACCGACCTGACCCATGCGGTCAGAAACAAGGCTGAAGCGAGCATCGACGGTCGGACTCTGGCATTCCAAGACCTGACCGCGACACCGGAAGACCACCAGGCTGTATGTCAGTGGCTCTGGACCGTCCTCCTGGGCGACGGCACGCGCGCTCTCATCGCAGCACACCAATGGGGCCAAGCCCGAGAGCACGTCATTCAACACAAGGGAGTCGGCCGACGACTCCTCGACGGCCGCCAAGTCGTAATCGTCAGCCACTGCCTCAACGACGACACCGCGGCCGCACAGCGGACGCTGGACGAGAGCACGCTCAACGAACCTTGGGAGGCACCGGTCGCCGCACTTCTGGCGACGCTGTGCCTCAGGACGGCGGGAAAGCCCGCCAGGGACGCAGAAGACAGGATGGAGGGCCAGTACCTGGCCCTCGAAGGAGACCCGGACCTTGCCGTGTTCCGTGCCCGCGTAGGGCTCGCCGCGCTCAACCTCTCCCGCCTCCACCGCGGCGAGGTCGCCCGACGCCTCGTGAACGACGCCATCCGCTCCCAGGACGGATACGTAGCCAGAGACGTCCTCACCAACACCACATGCTGCCAAGAGATGACCACCCAGGAGCAGCAACAGTTAAACACCATGGTGAGCGCGGCGGGCCTCGACAAACACAGCATCCCCCCAGGGCTCGAAGCCACTCTCCTGAGTGCCTTCCACCACGGCGCGCTCGCCATGCTGGAACAGCATTCGACCGCAGTGCGGCCAGCCGACTGATCTCGCTTCAATGGCGCTGGGGCACCGCCTCACGTGAGGCGGTGGGTGACACCGACTCACGTGAGGCGGTGGCACCCCGGCTACGTCGGAGCACCGGTACCTCAAGCCCGCCCAGAGAGCAGGCCGGCACGTTCCGGCCTGCTCCCCATCAAAGCGGGATCACCGGGGAACGTTCCCCGGTGGGGTCACTCGCGGAGCGCGGTGGGCTCTGCCGGTGCGGCGTGATCAGCAAAGGGCGCGGACACAGGATCGCTGCGGTAGAGCCAGTCCGGGAGCAGCTGGTGCACAACAGGAAGTGCCATCACACGGGTGATGCCCGCCGCGACCGCGATAGCGACAGCCACACCGGCGGTGGACTGCGGAATCCCAGATGCGTCGATGATCAGCGGCAGACCGGCGGCGAGACCCAGGAAGGTCTGGAGGCCGGTGCGCAGGGTTCTCTGGTTGGCGTCGGACATGAAGGTGCCTCCTACTTCGCGGGGATCTTGAGGGTCTGGCCCGGGTGGATGGTGAACGGCTTGCTGATGTTGTTCTCGCGGGCGATCGCCTGCCAGTTCACGCCGAGGCGTATGCCGATCCCGGACAGAGTGTCGCCACCGCGCACCGTGTACGTCGAGGAACCGGAAGCGCCCGGCTTGCCCTTGAGGCGGGCGGCGACGCGCTGCCGCAGGCCGCTCATCGTGAAGCCCCGCGGATCGACCTTCCCCGGCTGCCACTCCAGGTGACCGATCACGCTCGCCGCACCCCAGCCGTGAGCACGGCACAGAGCAGCGGAAACACGCTCGATCGCATCCAGCTGAGCAGCGGTCCAGGGGTCCTGGCCGTCGCCGAGGTTCTCGCACTCCCACCCGTAGAAGTGCGGGTTGCCGTCCTTGTCGGCCTTCGCCGCACGCGGCAGCGCCTTCTCCGCGATGACCGCCTGGAGGACGGCACTGTCGCCCTTGCCCGCATGGTTCGCACGGCCGTGACCGATCAGGTAGACCGTGCCGTCCTTCGCGATCACCCCATGACACAGCGGTCCCGGCAGCCCCGAATAGCCGTTCTCGCAGATGCTGACCGTGCTGTTCGTTCCTGAAGTGACCGTGTGGTGGATCATCACCCCGTGCGTCGGACCCCATGGGCCCTTCGTGTTGCGGTTGTGGGTTCGCCAGCCGGGCCGCTCGATCACGCGGACGCCTTCGGCCTGAAGTGCTGCGACCAGACGGTCGGCAGACAGTGGGGTAGCCACTGGTGGTACTCGAATCTCCCCGCGCCCAAGTCCCGGTACTGCGTCCTGCTGGTGCGACCTACCGGGCGGTGCCCGCCGAGAGCAGCCACAGCTGCAATGCCATCAACAGGAGAGGCGCCACGAACGAGCTGATCACCAACCGGCGCGTAGCCGCCGCCGCGGCCTGATCCTCGCGCCGCTGGCCCTCGCCGCGCTCGGTGATCTGGTCATGCTCGCTCCGCAGGCCGGCGAGACCAGCCTCGACCTGCCCGATGCGCTGCTCGGTGGCCCGCTGATCGGCTCGGTAGACGTCCTGCGTCACCACCTGGTCCAGGCGGGCGGCGAGCTGGGCGAGGTCGCCCCGCAGGTCCTCGCGGAGTTGCGAGACGGCGCGGTGCAGTTCCCACAGGGTGGGCTCGGCGCTCGGCGGCACAGACACCGCGGTCCTCCAACAGGCCCCACGCCTACGCGTCAGCCTACGAGAGCCAAGACCTACGGAAATCCGGAGGTGGCAGCTCGAAAGTGCGCGCGCATCCCGGACACCCAGGACGCTTCCCGGGTGGAACCGTTCCACCCGGCGAATCGATGGAGTGAACGCTCATCGACGAAGGCCGCACCCGAGGCCTGGATGGCTAAGCGAATCAGGGCAGGTGCCAACCCCTTCCAACAAGAAGAACAGAACCACCTTTAAACCGGGGGGAGAGAGCTAGGGTGTAGGCACCGACTCACGTGAGGCGGTGGGGACGAGTCGCATGAGACGACGCGTATAACTTGCCGCTGAACGATCGACATCTTTGGTCGTGAAAGAAGCGGCGATGATCGCGCTGAAAGTACGACTCGCGGATGCAGAGAGGCGGAGGTTGGAGTGTGAGCCTGCTGCCTCTGGATACGTCGATACGATGCTCGAACGCATGACTGAAGTCGCTGAGGAAAGATAGCCGCAGGGCCACCCCCAACTACGTCCAGGTGAATGGCCCCGCCCAGCACGCGCTGAGCGAGGCCCCAAGGGGCGATCACCAGACCGCTGGCGACCACGGTGTTACCGTCACCGTGGTCGCCAGCTACAGCAGGAGGTCCGCGATCTTGCTGGCCAGTGCGGAGGCGAATGCCGCCGCACCGATAAACGCCAGTTCGCGGAATCCCCGCTTCCGGAACAGCTCCCTGATGCGCTTGCCCATGATGCTCCTCTCGGCTCGGCGCCGACTGCGCCGAGGCACAACGGAGAGAGAGGGCATCCTGTGCAGACGCACACCTGAACCCTACGGGTAGCCAAGGGGGTAGAGAACAGCTTTCGGCATTCCTGGCGCACCAAATCTCGGGAAGGTGCGCACGCGGTGCAGGCCGGAATTGCTTAAGTGGTTTTAATCGTGCACTTCTGGAAGGGGGCGGCCTAGTGCCTTCTATCGCCCGTCGATCAGGTGCTCGGCAAGAAACGGCGAAAACGTCCCGGCGGGCACGTCCGGTGCGGTGCCGCACATGCCATCCGAGTCGCCCGGCACCTTGATCCACAGCAGGTACTCAGCGCCGCCCAGCAGAGGTGACCTATCCGTGGTGTTCGCGGACCGCGTCGCGGATCCCGCGCAACTCTGCGGGGGTCATCGGGCCGCAGATCACGTTGATGCCCTCCGTGCGCATTTCCCGCAAGACTCCGAGGGCCTCCACCTCCTCCATCACCTGGTCGCAAGCTGCCTCCGAGGTGACGCCGGAGGTCGAAGCCCCCATGTAGGCGCCCAGCTCGGCACGGCCGTCGGGGTCGAGCAGCACCCGGGTATCCGCGCGCACAGCGGCGTCAGCGAAAAAGGCTTCCGCCTCAGGGCAGGTGTGCCCCGACGGCGCAGAAGCAGGCGTTGGCTTTGTAGGTGGGTCCTGACTCCAGTGGTAGGTGACTTCTGAGACCAGTGGAGTGGGGCGGATTTCACTGTCGGTGAGATTTGACTCCGCTGAGGGCCTTGCGGTGGGAGGATGCGAAGTGCGGACGGGCCCTTTCCCGGGCCGGCTCGCTCTCACCCCACGGATGCCGCCGAACCGGCCCCGGGCCGCTGCGACCACAGCTCGACGATGCGTGCCGCCGACGTGCCGATGCCGGTGGGGCCCATCCACTCGGGCGCCGCCGGGGTTTCCAGAGCCGGCGGCGCATTGTGCCGCAACAGGTCCGACTCCTTGTAGCGGTCGCATGCCTCGTGCCAGGTGAGGATGCCGGACAGCCAGTTCTTCAGCTCCTCCGCATACCCCATCAGCACCTTCCTGGCCTCTGCGTCCAGTGCGAACTCTGCACACAGGTCAGGTAGTTCACTCGCGAGCACATGCTGGAACTCGGCCATCCGGGCGGCCATCAGATCGACCACCACGTCCCGTGCCTGTTCGATGCTGCACTGGAGGAAGTGCTGCACCACCACCACGCCGTTGTGCATCTCGCCCTCGAACTCGACCTCCTTCTGGTACGAGAAGAGGTCGTTCATCAGGGCCGCGTAGTCCATCGCGGAGCGTTCCATCGACAGGAAAGGACGCGACCGGTAGATCTCGGCCGGCAGCGTGTTCCCGTGCGCGAGCCGGCAGAGGCTCATCGTCACGTCGGAGCCGAAGGTGAAGCGGCGCATCTCGATGTAGTCGATCGGGTCGGGCACCCGGTCCTGCGCCTGATTGGCGAGCTCCCACAGCCAGCTCGCCTGCATGTCCTCGACTGTCTTGCGGAACGCCCGCCGCGCGTCCACCGCCATCGGCACCGCCGTCCGCACCCACAGATCGGCGAGTCCCCGCTCCAGCGGGGTCACCGGCGTGGGCATCGGCTCGTCCTCCACCGGCATGAAGAGCGAAAGCCGGTCGTTGGCCGCCTTGGCCCCGGCCAGGTCCAGCGTCCGCCCGTAGATCACCGGGAAGAGGTCGTCGCCGTACGTTCCCCAGGCCACCCAGCCCGAGCTGAGGTCCAGCTCCGCGAGCCCGGCGTCCGGGTGGATACCGGCCGCGAACAGGGCCATGTCGTAGTCCCGGATCTTCTCCTCGTTCCAGACCTCGGAGCCCGGGACTCCCGGGACGCCCTCCAGAATGCCCATGCTGTGCGCCCACCGGACCACGTTCTCCCTGGCCGCCTCCAGATGCGGGCTCAGCTTGGCCGTGAAGGGCATGCCCAGGTCCGGGATGTCGAGGTGGCCGACCTTCTCGAAGCGGTGCACCGCCACGTTCTTCTCCCGGGCCCTGATGCCGACGGCGAGAGAGGCGAGCAGCTGGGAGGCGGAGGTGCCGAGCCCGGTCGGACCGCCGAGCGCGTACGAGGCGGGGTCGTGCGCGGCGTCGCCCGCACCGTTCATGTAGCGGCTGGAGTGCAGATGCCACTCATGGCCGCCGGACTGCCAGTCCTGCAGCCCCCTCACGAAACCCAGTACGTCCAGCCGCTCCTGCGGCCCAATGGCGAACTCCGAGAACAGCGGCTCCAGCTCGGTGAGCACGGTCGTCTCGAACTGCTGGAGCCGCGAAGTGATGAGGTCGTTGACGGTCTCGGCCGCCTCCTGCGTCGGGCAGCCCAGGAAGGTCTCCATCACCAGGACGCCGTTGGAGAGTTCGCCCTCGTCGAGGATCTCGCGCTCGTAACTGAACAGGTCGTTGCGCAGGTGCATCGCGTCCGAGAAGGCGTCCCGCAGCACGCACATCGGGCGCGACGCGGCGATCCGGGCGGGAACCTCGGCCCCCGCCACGTACTCGACGAGACCCGCCGACCACAGGGCGCCGCCCACCTTGCGGCGCATCTCGATGTACTCGATGGGGTTGGAGATGCGGCCCTCGCTGATGTTCATCAGCTCCCACATCGACTCTTGGAGCAGGTGCTCGGTGGAGACCGCGAACCGCTGGCGCCAGTCCTCGGACATGGCGGGGCAGGTGCGCTTCCACAGGTCGGCGAGACCCGCCTCGACCGCGTTCGTCGGCACGGGCATCGTCGCCCCCGCCGCCACCGGCATGTACGCGGGCAGCCGGTCCAGGTACTCCTTCGCGCCCACCATGTCGGGGCTGCGCTTGTACAGCTCCACGAAGTGGTCGTCGAAGAAGAACACCCACACGTACCAGTCGGTGACCAGCGCCAACTGCTCGGCCGTGCAGTCGGGATGGGTGTACGCGCACAGCAGCGCGTAGTCGTGGCTGTCGAAGTCGTGCTCGTCCCAGATGTCCGAGCCCTCGATCATGACCATCTCGCGCGCCCACGCCTTGGAGTGCTCCCGCGCATGCTCCAGATGGGGATTGAGCCGGGCCGGATGCGGCATGTAGAACTCGGGGAGCCTGAAAGGTTGGGGCATGACGGAGGGGCGCCTCTCTTGATCGACAGCGTTTGACCCGCTTCACGCTAGGCATAGGGCCCCGCAGATGGCTGCGACCCCGGGCGATCACCACCGAAGTGGCTAATCTCCGCCCGGAGCCGGTTAACGATCTTGTACGTGGTTCAGAGGCATGCCTGTGCGTGAGGGGCGGCTCAACGCTCCCTGGCCCACACCACCTTCAGCTAGGCCCGCGCTCTGTGCGCCTCCCCCAAAAACCTCAAAGTACATCTGGACACCCGGCAGACTCATCGTCCAACCCTTGGCGCGTCATTGCCGAGCAGCAGCACCCAACAGGACCTGCCAGGTGGAGTCAGTTCTCACCTACCAAACTGACCTCCCCACTCGCCAAGTGGAGTCAGAACGGCCCTACAGATGGAGTCGGATGACACCTACGAAGCCAAGGCGTCGAGAAGCGGCGGCGAAGTACAGAGAGCATTTGTCGATAATGCCACGCAGCCGACAGTGCTTCCGTGGAGGTAGTCAGCCGCCGTCGATCAGCCGTTCCGCGAGGAACGGCGAGAACGTGCCCGCTGGCACGTCCGGGGCGGTGCCGCACATGCCATCCGAGTCCCCTGGCACCTTGATCCACAGAAGGTACTCGGCGCCGCCCACCCCGATACTGCTGGGCACGCCGAGGCGCCTCCCGCCCGGGTTGCAGTAGTCGACGTGCTGCCCAGCCCCGTCCATCGCGCCGTTCCCGTTGCGGGACGTGTCGATCACGAACCGCACCCCAGGAACGCCGATCCCGGCCAGGGCCTGGGAGACCTGCGTGCCGTACGTCGCGCTGATGTCGGTGGAGTCGAAGTTCGAGACCCCCACCGCGAAGCCCTTCGTCGCAGCGACTCCGGCAGCGGCCAGCCGGGTTGCCATCTCCTGCGGCTTGATCCATGTGGCGTTGCCGCCGTCGAGGTAGGCCCGTACGTGCGGCAGCTTCCCGAGGGCCTGGGCGGCGTAGTCGATCAGACCCAGCCGTTCGGCTCGTGCAGCGTCGTCCCGCAGCCCTTGGATCTGCGCGAGCGCATCCGGTTCGACGATCACCAGGGCTGGGCGGTCTCCGATGCCGGCGGCCACCGCATCCACCCACGTTCGGTACAGCTCTGCGGACTTCGCGCCGCCGTGACTTTCTCCGCCGTTGTCGCGATTGAACACGTTGTAGACGGCGAGGATCGGCAGCAGCCCGGCCGCAGCAGCATCGGTCACGTACGTGTCGACGTCCGCGTTGACATCCTTGTTCCAGTCGCCGAACCACTTCGCCGTCGGCCGCCGCACCAGCCCCCGGGTGATCTTCCCTGCGCGAGGGTCTTTGGGGTTCTCGCGCACCCACTTCGCCGCGTTCGAGTCCCCGTCGACGAAGAAACCTTCCCTGGGGGTCGAGCACGTCAGGCGGACTTCGGTCAGGTACACGGTGACGCTGGTGCCCTGCCCAATCTGGAAACTCACCTGCCCCTTCTCGGCGTCGAGTTCGGAGGTGAACGAGTAGTAGAAGTGCTTGTCGACCGCCGACAGCGTCACCGTCTTGTCGAGGGTGACCGTCCACGGGTCCGCACCCAGCCCCACCTGTGCTCGCAGCAAGGTGCCCGGCTGGCTGGCCCGAGCGGTGAACGAGAACGTGTAGGTGCAGCCCTTCCGCAGCACGATGCCGTCCTGTCCGAAGGGGGCGTCCCACAGGTTCACCGCATCGGTGGTCGCGGTGGCCTCCGCCCCGGTTCCTGGGGCTGCGAGGGCGACCATGGCGGGATCACCCGCCCACCAACCGGTGGTTCCGTTGGTGAAGTTGGAGTTGGAAACGAGATCCGTGTACACGGTGGCCATCAGTTGCTCTGCTCTCTTGGGTTACTTGACGTAGGAGACGCGCAGCTGCGGCGGGTGAGCGGAGCCCACACCGTCGAACTTGCCGTAGAACGTCCGGTTGGTGGTGTTGGGGTCCAGGGAGATCCCCCGGAGCGTCTTCGGGTCGAAGATCGACGTGATGTCGACCCATTTCCCGCTGGATCGAGCCCAGTTGCCGACCGTCTTCGCCGCGCCCTGGGTGGCGAACTTCGTGGGACGGGAACCGTGCGTGTGGGTCTTGATGACAGCTGTGCCACCGGATGCGAAGTACCAGTGGTTCGCGTACAGGTACACCTCCGCCTTGAGGATTTGCGCCCCAGCCAGGTCAGCGGCGATGCTCCCGGCGAACCCGGCCAGGGAGGCTTGCACGCCGTTGTTCGTGGAGTAGAAGCCGGCGGCCAGGGCGTTGCCGTGGTAGGCGTTGAACCCGGCCCGGTTCGCGTAACTCCCGGACCAGGCAGCCTTGTAGGTGCGGGTCATCTTCACCGGGGAGTCCGGCACGACTGCACCACCGGTGTTGTACGCCCCGGTCTCCGGAACCCGCTCGCCGACGTCTTCCACCGTCAGGTGCCCCAGACGCCCTGAGGCTCCGGACAGGGTGATCTGCTGACCGGCAGGGGCCCCGCTGTCGGACGTGAACGTGAGCAGCAGCCGGTTGCGGCCCGGCCTCACGTAGTCCGTCTGCCCGCAGTGGCTGATCAGCCGCAGCTCTGCCTGCCGCCGGGTCGTCTGCACCAGCGGGAAGCGGGCTTCCTGGATCTGCGGGGACGAGATCAGCGGGGCACCCTCGTACCCGGTCCGCAGACGCAGCACGAGCGAACCGCCCGGTGCCGAGCACTCGGCGGACCCGGTGAACTCGATCCGGTACATGCGATCCGGGGAGGCGTCGAAGGCCAGCTCCACGTACCCCATCTCGGTGCCCGTGGTCGTCTTGATGGGGGTCGCCATCCAGTCGACCGCAACCACCCCGCGGGGCCCGTTGAACAGGGACGTCAGGTCGTCCCCGCCGAGGCTGAGCGTCCCGGCAACGGCAAGGTTCTGGAACGACGCGTCCCCGGTCGAGCCGATCGCCGCCACCCGCGACTCCCCGTCGCGGAACGTCAGCGCGTTCGGCTGCCCGGACAGCAGCGATACGACCTCGTCGCCGTCGTCGTCGAACAGGCGCATGCCCCTGGGGCCGATCTCCGCCCGTGCCCCGCCGGTGGCGTCGCCGAAGATGGTGTGCGCCTCCGAGTTGTCGAAGACGCACCACCCACGCGTGGCCGCCGACACCTCCAGGCACAGCACCACCCGGGCGGTGCCCTGCGGGGCCGCCACCTGCCCCGTGACGCGCCGCCACTCACCGGCCACGTACTCGGTGGTCTCCGCTACCCCGTAGCCCAGGATGTTGCCCGCACTATCCTCCCACCGGGCGAGGATCTTCACCGCCTGCGCCACCAGGTCCTGCGACGTGAGGACATCCACCCCCAGAAACAGCTGGGAGGCAGCCAGGATCGGCGCCGTCGCCAACGGCAGCGTGAAGTACGCCGGGGTATCGGCGGTCGCATCCACCCGCACACCCACACCGGTCCGGTTCCCCGGAGCGAACGACCACGCGGCCCCAGCAGCGGCCAGGCTGTTCGCCGTGGCCGCCCCCTCGAACCCGGCGTCCGGGATCAAGTTCGTGCCCTGCCCGACAGACAGCTGCTCCGGGGTGACCGACCCCACGGCCAGGTGCTCCGTCTGGATCGCCCCCGCCGCGATCTTCCCGGTCGTCACCGAGTTCGCCGCGAGCTTGTCCGTCGACACCGACAGGGCTTTCAGCTCCCGCCCGGTCACCGTGTCGGCGGCGATCTTCCCCGCCGACACCGAGTCGGCAGCCAGCGAACCCGCCTGCACAGCACCCGCCACCAGGTGCCCGGCCTGCACCGACCCGGCCGCGATCGCACCAGCGGTCACCGACCCTGCGGACAAGGCACTCGCGGTGATGCCCCCCACGGCGATCTGCGCGGCCGTGATCGTGTTCACGGTGATCTCCCGGGCCGACACCGCCCCCGCAGCGATTTTCCCCGCCGTCACCGCATCAGCGGCCAATGCCGCTGTGGTGACCGCGCCCGATACGAGGTTCGTTCCGTCGACAACCCCTGTCCGCAACGCTTCCACGGTCACCAGATCGACCTGCATCACAGAGGGTGCGCCCGGTACATCGGCGGAGGCGAAGTTCAACCACAGGTAGGGGCTGATGAACTTGACGTCCTGGTGCACCATGCCGGGGGCGCGGGCGTCCGGGTTCGGCCCGGCGGACCCTTGCCCGCCGGCCGGGGCACGGTCCTTGAGGTAGCCGACGATCGTCACCCACCCGTCCGCCGCCGTAATCGTGCGCCCCGACGCCCCCGCGTAGTAGTGGCCGGACTCCGAGTTCGCACCCTGCCGGTTCACCAGCGTCGTCTTGTCCGCCCCGACGCCGAGGACGCCCACGTACACGTTGTCCGGGCCGGTCGGAAGCTGGGCTGTGGCACGGATACGGGCACTGACCCGGTACAGGGTTCCAGGGTCGTACGGGACCAAGGTGTTGCCTCGCACCCTTATGTGCCCGTTAGCCTGCCCCACCGTCTGCCCGGTCGGGGCATCCGTCACCCCAGCCAAGTGCTCCCATTTGGCGCCGGGCCCGGCCTGGACGGTCTGCCACGCAGCCGGGTCGCCCATCGCGTCCAGGTACCTCTGCACGGCACTGTCGGAGAGCGCACCACCCAGCGTGTTCAGGTCCACGGCACCGGCGGCGATCTTGCCCGCTTCGATGGCCTGCTGGCCGATCTTCTCCGCCGTGACCGCCCCAGCCGCGAGGGCGTTCTTGTTGATTGCGGCCACCGCCACCTTCGCGGCCGTCACCGCGCCCTCGGCGAGCTTCGTTTCGGTGACGATCCCATCCAGGACCTCCTGTGCCACCACCTTCGACGGTTCCACCGGGCCCGCCGTGTCGGACGGCGCTGAACCGGCCCCGGACGTGTTGCGCGCAACCAGGCGTACGGACAGCGGGGTTTCGGTGGGGATGAGGCAGGTACCGCCCCGCGGGGACTCCCACGTCGTGACCAGCGTTCCCGGCCCCGGCTCGAACTGGCTGGTGGGAGAGGCGTGCACTTCGATGCGGGCGAAGTCCATCGGCAGCCTTGCCCCGCCCACGAACGTGCCGTCCCAGGTCGCACCCGCGCCGCCCAGCCTGGACACCACCAGGGGCGGGCTGGGCTGCGGCGGGGGCGGCCCGTTCACCGCGATCACCCCGTTGGTGCCGTCCGGCTGCTGCCCGACCACCACGCGCAGCGACCCGTCGTCGTCGTACACCTGGAGGGTGCCGCCCTCCACGGAGGCGTTCGCGAGCTTCGGGGCGCGCACCGAGGCACGCAGCAGCTTCTCCAGGCGTACGAGCCGGGCGCCTATGTCTGTGGGCAAGAGAGGGGTTCCTTCAGGTGGTCAGGCGGAGCCGTAGTGGAAGCTGTCCGCACGTTCGAGTTGGAGGGTTGCGGTCTCGCCGGCGTCGGTGTCCGGGCGGATGGTCCAGCCGGTGATGCGGCACCAGCCCGTCCAGTCGGTGAACTCGTTGCGGACGGTGACCCGTACGTCGTCGCCGATCTGCCACGAACCGATCGGGGCGGACGGGTGGTCTCGGACGGTGATCTCCTCGACGTGGCCGAGCGACTGCCGCCACCCGCGTTCTGCCTTGGCGCGCTGGGCGAGGACGTCCTTGCCGCGTACTTCGGGGAGTTCGAGGTGGTGTTCCAGGCGGAGCCGGTTGTTGCGCACCGCGTCGACGGCCCGCTGCTGCGCCCGCCCTTCGCCGCTGCCGGTGGCGATGACGACCTGCGCGTACTCGTCGGCGCTGTACGTGACCGGCGGCGCGTTGACGATGTTGACCCCGGAGGAGAACGCGATGTCCGTACGCCGGGCCCCCAGACGGGGGTAGCCGAGCCGGATCCGCCGCACCGGCTGGTGGTCGGCGTCCCACCACGTGTCACAGGTGTAGTCGGGGGAATCCGGACCCTTCACCAGGTCGTCGAGGTGGTCGCCGAGCTTCGGGGTCTCCCACCACAGGGAGCGCCACGGCTCCTTCGGAGTCCCCACCTTCGCCGTGGACACGGTGGTGTCCACGGTGATCCCGAGGTCCCCGTCGGGGATGGACTGGGCGTACGTGACGACGTCGCGGAGGATCTTGCACGGGTCGGTGTTCACGTAGGGGCCGCGCCCGCCGAGCTCACCGTCGAGGTCGTGCCGGTGCGGGAAGTACGACGTCCAACCGGCGGCCTCCACCTTCAGTTCCCCGTCCTCGGGCTCGGCCTGCCAGACCAGGCCGCCCCACCGCAGGAGCCCGTCCCGCTCCGCGTACAGCAAGGTCGTCCCCGGGGCGGTCAGCTCCGGGAACCGGCCCAGCAGACGTGGTTCCAGCGACCCCTTGAACGAGCCGGGCCCGTTCAGGTCGGGGCCGAACTCCACACCGGTCAGGGGGAGGTGGTGGGACAGCCACTCTCCCGACAGGGCGTGCTGGGTGAGGTACCGGTAACTCACACCGGGCCCTCGGTGAACTCAACATCCGCGATCAGGGTGCTCGCGACGTCCACACTCAGATCACCGGTGGAGTTCTTGGCGAGCATGGCCCGCAGGAACAGCGGCTGCCGGGTGCCCCGGTAGGCGGCCGGAAGCGTGAGCGTCTCGGCGACGATGAATGTCTGGCGGCGTACTCCCTTGCCCTGGTCGTCGTCCACCACGACGTTTTGGCCCTGCTGGGTGCCGAGGACGGCGGCGATCGAACCGAAGACGTTCCCGAGGTCCAGGCGCAGCCCCGCCAGGGTGACGGTGCAGATCATCTTGGTTGCCCAGTCGGGGACCGGGACCATCCACCGTGCTTCAGCCGGCCAGTCGTACCACTTCTCGTCGCTCTTCCATGCCTTGGACAGCTTCGTCGGATACGAGGTGTAGAGGGTGCGTTCGCGACGCGGGTTGGCCACCGCACGTACGTCGCGGATCATGCCCGCGGTGACCGTGTTCGTGTTCGCGGGGAGGTCGATGCGTGCCAGGGCAACACCGGTCACCCCTGCCGGTGCGGCCGTGGAGGTGGAGGCCACGTTCGCCACGACGTGGAAGATGTTCAGCTGGTCCCGGGCCGGGTCGAGGTTGCCCTCGTATTCGGGGTCGATGACCCGCAGCACGATCAGGTCCGAGCGCGGCGTGGCGCCGGTCGGGGCGATCGGTACGGACGCGGTACCGATGTTGTAGGCGGTGTACGAGCCCTGCCACGCACTGGACTTGCCCCGGATCACAGCGGACCCGTCAGCGACCTGCGCCCCCGCACCGGGGGTCGGCAGCGGGGTCACCTTCAGATCGGCGGCCTCGGTGATGCCTTCCGAGCCTCGGGACAGGTCCTTGATCATCGCCCTGAAGCTCTGGGCCGAGTGGGTCGCACCGTTCACGAGCAGCGGTGCCTGGGCGAGTGTCATCGGTCTGCAAGTTCCTTGTCGTAGAGGGCCACGTGGGCGTCACGCCAGCGCACGGTCAGTCGGGCGGAAGAGGTGGGGTCGGTGGCAGCCCACCGGATCTCGGAGCGGCCCGGCGGCAGCACGAACTCGTCCATTCGAGAAGCGGCCGACAGCGCGGCGGGGCCCCCGTTTTCGCGGAGCACGGTCATCCGGTCCGGCCGGGTGTCGAGTTCCACCCACTCCCCAGCCGCGAGGGCCAGGGTCGGCAGGCTCAGCACCTGTCCCGAACTCACGTGCCGGATGGACGGGCTCGTGCATGGGCCGTGCACGGTGAGGACCGGGTGGGCGTCGGTGTCCCCGCCGTTGAATACCCAGCCCGGCCGGTCGTCCGCGTCCACACCGTCCGAGACCCGGATCGGCGCCTGCACGGGGGCGGTGAACCCGCCCCCGGACAGCCACGCCAACCGCAAGTGCGCCTGCTGCTCGGCGTCGGCGTAGAAACGGGGGTCGGTCACCAGGAACTCGACGTCCAGCGGTATCCACCCGTGAGCGGCCTCCGCCCACACCGGGTCGAGCTTCCGCATCCGCCCGTACAGCACCCGCACCGGGGCACCGGGCCACTTGATCCGCAGCGCCATCAGCGCCCCGCCGACCGTCCGTATCCGGGTGGTGTCCGCAGCCCGCTGCAGTGCGCCGAGGAGGCGCCCGCCCGCCGCCGGGTCCCCGGGGGTCTTGATGCCGCAGTCGATGCGCAGGGTGCGAGTGCCGTACCAGTCGGGCGCCGACCAGACCCCGTCCGCGCCCGGTCGCGGCACAGTGTCGCCGCGCATGTCCGCCAGCCCCAGGCCCTCGATCTCCGCCACGGGAATCCGGGTGTTGTGCCCGAGGAGGATGCCGCCGAACTCCAGCTGCCAGTCCTGTAGTTGCGGAGTGCTCATCGCAGGACACCCCCGCGCTTGGCCCGCCGCATCTGGTACGACACCGCGGATGCAATGTCGTTGGGGGTCGCGTTGCTCTGGGTGACGTGGATGGTCTGGGTGCCGATCGCGGGGGCCTGGTTCACGATGACGACGCGGGTCCGCCCATCGGAGGCGCCCACCAGGGTCTTCGGGGTCAGCCCGTACCCGAACTTGTCCGCTACCTGGGAGAGCACAGCGGTCGACCGGCCGCGCTTGGCCTGCCCCATAGGGAGGTATGCCTCGCCGCCTGTGGAGCGTTCGGCGAACTTGACCAGCCCGTTCGGCTGCGAGGCGTACACGCCGGGCTCCCACAGGCCGCCGTCCGCGTACGCCTTGCCCCCGTTCGCCTTCACCAGGTCCGCCAGGAACCGGTCCGCCTTGGGGCCCGCCTTCTTCAGGTGCCCCTGCGACCGGTTCGCGACCTCGATCAGACGGTCCTCATCCAGCCCGGTCAGGTCGGCAACCTGGTGGATGCCGCGGCCTGCCGCCAACGAGCCGATGATCTTCAACAGGTCGGTGAGCTGATCGCCCTCCAGCACCCTGGACGCGGCCTTCGACGCGTCGTCGGCCTGCTGCGCCTTCTTGGGGTCCTTCACCGCCTGCGAAGCCAACGCTTCGGCGTCGCTGTCGCCCTGCTCGGCGAGCCGTGACGCCAGCGACCCGTACCCCTTCGCCGACAGGGTGGCCAGGTTGTTCTGGAAAGCGGTGGAGTCCTTCACGGCCTTCTGCAACTGGCCCGTGTAGTCACCCAACGACGCCTTGGCCGTGCCGGCGAGCTTGGTGAGCTGCGCCGCCATGTCCTTCACGTACTTGTTGGAACCGTTGGCCATCTTCCGGGTGAGGGCGATGCCGTCCTCACCCATGTCCTCCAGCGCCTTCGACACGTCCGTACCGGCGCGACGGGCGACCGTCGCAAGGTCCTTGCGCCAACTCACCGCCACCGAAGCGGACGTGCGGAGGTTGCGTTCGAACATGCCCAGGTCGAAGTGCTCGTTGCCCTTCTTGTCCTTGCGCTGCGACTTCGACACGACGTCGGACACGGAGATCCCGGCCCCGCCGACGGGCTGGTACGACCAGTTGGAGAGGCCGCCGTTGGCGTTGTAGGTGACCTGTCCGCCGAACCGGGCGGCGACCTGGTCGAGGATCGTCTTGGAGCGGGCACGCTTCGACGATGCGAAGGGGATGTACGCCTCTCCGTGAGTCTCGTCCTCCGCCCACACCCGCCAGTCCCCACCGCGCGCGATCTGGGCGACGTGGTTCTCGGTGCGGACACCGCCGTCGGCGTACGTGACGATCCCGCCGTCCGCCTTCGGGAAGACGTAGTCGTCCTTCCACGGGCCCGGAGAGCGGCCCTGGGTCAGGTACTCGTTCTTGAAGATCGAGATGCTGACGGACTTGCTGCGGATGTTGTCGATGGCGTTCTGGATCGAGTTGGCGTTGCTGACCGGTGTGCTGGTCGGCACGGTCACGGTGACGTTCTTGCTGCCCGGAATGTCGTTGATCTTGAAGCCGAGTTGGGTGAGCTGTTCCCGTGCTGCGTCGGTCGGCGCGCTGACCGTGACGGTCTTGCCGCCGGGCACGTTGGCGATCTTCTGCCGTACCGCTTCCAGGCTCGCGATGGTCGCCGCTGTCGAGGCGGTGACGGTGACGTGCTTCGCCCCGGGGGTCTGGCTGATCTTCGCGATCAGCGCATCCAGCTCGGTGCGGGCAAGGTCGGTGGGGGCGGTGATCTGTACGCGCCGGTCCTTGAGGTCCTGCACCTTGAAGCCGAGCTTGTCCAGGTCCTCGCGGGCCTCGTTGCTGAGGGTGGCGATGGTGACGGTCTTCTGGTCCGGTGTCGCCTTCAACGTCTGTTGTACTGCCATGAGTTCGGCTACGGACTCGTCCATGCCGGCGGTCTGGAGAAGGATGGACACCTGCTCGGGGATGAGCCCGGCCGCGTCCGCGAGCCGACCGGCTGCCTCCGCGCCGACCCCGTAGCCCTGAGCCGTGGAGATGGCGGCATCGCGGGCCGTCTGCATCTGCTTCTGGGCGGCGCCCAGCGCCTCCGGGAGGGTTTTCCCGTTCGCCTCGGCGTACTGGTAGGCGGCCAAGGCGGCGTCCGCCGAGTTCGTCGACAGCCCCTGAAGGAGGTCGTACAGCTTCTGCCCGTTGCGGGTGACCGTGGACAGTGAACCGTCCATGTTCAGCAGGGACTTGCCGTATCCGTCGGCGTGCTGCACCCCGCCCTTCAACGACTCCGCAGCATCGGACACCGAACGGTTCAACCTGGCTTCGGCAGCGGACAGGTTCACCGACCCACCGGCCAGAACCGTCAGCGCGTCGTGGAGTGCACGGGCCCGGGTGTCGGCGTCGGCAGTGCTGTCGGACAGGGTGCGCATCGCGTCGGAGAACTTCCCGAACGGGCCCACCGCGTCCGCCGCCGACCGGCCGCCGGAACCCGTGGCCTCCGCAAGGTCCTTGGCGTCCTTCACGGCCTGCGACATCTCGCCCGAGACCTCACCGAGCGCCTTCTTGGCGCGCAGCGCAGCGATACCCGGGTCCTTGTAGCCCTTGGCGGCGCCCGCTGCGCTGGTGATCCACTTTTCGTTCGCGGTGGCCGTCGCGTCCAGGCGCTGTTCCAGCGTCTTCAGTCCGCCGTCCTGCCCGAGGTAGGCGGTGGTGAGGTCCCGGACGGTGATGCCCGCCTTCGACATGACGTCGACGAGGCGTTCCTTGCCGTCTAGGACCTTGGTGTCCATGATCGACTGGGCGGCCACGGCGCGGACGCTCTCGTTGACGGCACCGTTGGAGTCCCTGAGCGCCTGGGACAGTGAGTTGATGCGGGACTGGTGTTCCGCTGCCGCCTGGGCTGCCTTCTGCTGGTGGGAGGCCAGCAGCGACAGCCCCACTCCGGCGGCGGCGATCGCGACACCCCACGGGCCGCCGAGCGCACCCATCAGCCCACGGGCAGCACCCCCGAGCCCGGTTCCCATCGCGCGGGCGAGCCCGGTGACGGGCCCGTTCGCAGCACGGAACGCCGCCGTCATCTGCCCCACGATGGGGATGCGGGTCTGGAGGACGGCCAACGCCTGCCCGACCCTGCCGACGGACTGCCCCGACGCGGCAGCCAGCTGGGCCTGCACCCGCATCTGCTCGCCAAAAGAGCGGTACGCCCCAGTGAGCGGCCCGGCGACGGCGCGCGCCTGCTGGGTGAGGACGGGGGTGACTCGGCGGGCGAGGAGCATCGCCATGATCGCCGTCTGGACCGGCCCCGGCAAGGCGCTGAACCCGCGCACCAGCCAGGCGACGGTCTGCCCGACCGGCACCAGGACCCCGGACACGGTGGCCGCTGCTGAGGACACCAGATTCAGGGCGGTGACCACCATGTCGAGGGCGGTCGACCCGGCCTCGCCCTCGTCGCCCAGCGCCCCGAGCTCCTGGACCACAGGGGAGACGGCGGACCCGATGTTCCGCAGGATCTCCAGGGCGGCCCTACCTGCGTTGGCCAGGACGTTCACCCCGGCCGCGACGACATCGAACGCGATGTTCTTCGCGGAGCCGCCCAGCCCGTCGAAGGAGTCGGCGATGTCGTCGAACCCGGACGCCACCGCCTTCGACACCCCGGGGCTCGCCAGCGTCCACAGGTCCTGGACGTAGTCGAGCGCCTTCGCCAGAGGCGGCGTCGCCGCGCTCATGCCGGCGGTGAGAAGCCGGGTGACCTTCTCCATGGCGGGCGCGGCAGCCGTAAAGAGGACCTGGCCCGTGTTCTTCGCCGTCGTCTTCAGCTGGGTGACCGCACCCGCGAGACCCTTGGTCTGCGAGGCGGCGATCTCACCGGCCGCACCGGTGCGGGCGATCGCGGTGTGCATCTGGTCGTACGACTCGGCGCCCTGATGCGCCAGGGCTGCCGCACCGGCGAGTGCCGGTTTCCCGACGACCATCGCGAGGTTGCCGAGAAAATCCTTCTGGGACATCCGGTGCTGGGCCTTCTCGAACCCGTCGATCACCGTGCGCAGGCCCTTGAAGTTGCCCTGCGCGTCCCACGCTTCGATGCCGAGCTCCGACAGCCCCCGCTTCATCAGCTTGGTGGGCTTCGCGAGGTTGGTGAGCATCCCGCGCAGTGACGTTCCTGCTTTGGAGCCGAGGATGCCGGAGCGGGCGAGCATCGCCACCGCCGCGGCGGTGTCCTCCAGGGAGATGCCGAGCTGGGCGGCGACCGGCCCGGTGTACGACATCGCGTAGTAGATGTCCTGGAGCCCACCGGACGCGGCGTTCGCGCCCGCGGCGAGAACGTCGGCAGCGCGTCCGGCGTTGTTGGACGACAGACCGAACTGGTCCATCACGTCGCCCAGGTAGCGGGAGGCGTCGGCGGCCGAGAGGTTGTCGGCTGCCGCCAACTGCATGGCCGCCCGCGCGTTCGCGATCGACGACGTGGACGTCTGGCCCGCCTTGGCCAGCTCCAGCATCGCGTCCGCGGCCTTCGATGCCGACGTGCCGGGGATGTTCAGATCGGCGCCGAGCTGGCGGGCCTTCGCCGCCGCCTGCACCATCTCCTGGCCCGAAGCGCCAGTGACCGCGCCCCACTTGTTGATGGCGCGCTGGTACTCGTTGCCCTCCTTGGCGATCTCCGCCAAGCCGGCAACGATGCCGCCTCCGACGACCAGGCCCCGCAGGTGGTGCATCTCCTGCCGGGCAGAAAGCAGCCCGTGCCGGAGCTGCCGCATCGAGGCGTGGCCGTCCGCGCCGATCTGGCGCAGTCCCGCACGTGCACTGTTGGAGTCCCGGCCCAAGCCGCGCAGCCCGGCACCAGCCGTACGTGCGCCGGTGCTGATCTGGCGCAGCCCTGCACGTGCACTGTTTGCGTCCCGGTTCAAGCCGCGCAGCCCGGCACCAGCAGTACGTGCGCCGGTGCCGATCTGGCCGAGCCTGCGGTTGAGGGCGGTGAGGTCCCGGCCGAGGTCGCGGAGAGCCCGGGAGGCCTGTCGTACGGACGACAGGAGGTGCGACGCGTCGGCGCGCATCTGCACGCTGAGCGTGTAGTTCGACACCGGGCGGTGCCCTTACTCCCCGCGCCCCTGCCTGTGGCCGACCCCTCGGCAATGTCAGGTGGAACGTTTCTGCTGTTCCCACTGCGTGCGCGGCACCAGACCGATCCGCACGCCGTACCCGTCGGCCCCGTCGGGGACCTGGTCCTGCTCGGCGGTGATCAGCTCGCAGCCCACACACCGCACGGTGGTGGTGACGTACGCGTACCGGTCCCCACCGTGCTCCTCATCCCACTCCGCCGACCTCGTACCGCACTGGTCGCACACGCTGCGCCGGTACGCCTCGAACGCCAGCGCCTTCGCCCGGTCCGTCTCCGACCACCGGCCGTCGCCGGCTCCGAGGAAGAGGCTGTGCGGGATGTGGAAGCGGTCGCACAGCTCCAGCTCAGAGCGGAGCTGTGCGTCCGCAATCAGTCTTTTCCCAGCTCCGCGGTGCTCGCTCGGGTGATCTGCTGGGCCTGCCAGGCGGCAGCGAACAGAGCGTTGGACTCCGACACCGACCACGAGTCCAGAAGGTCCTGGGCGTCAGCCTCGGACAAGCCCTCGACCGTCTGCCCGGACTCATCGCGCTCGATGTGCGCGGCGGCAGTCAGCGCGGCAGGAAACGTCTCCGGGTTCCACGTGTCGCCCTCCTCCGCCTGCTCCTCCGTCGGCGGGAACCGCTTGATCAGCCCGTCCAGGACGGGGCGCGGCAGGGCCTTGAACGTCAGCGTCAGCGATACCGCATCGAACGCCTCCTGCGCGGCACGCAGCTCCACCTCCGCCGCCTCAGTCTCCTCGGCCAGCTCAGCGGCGTCCGCCTCGGCAGCTGCGATACGCAGGCGGGCGACGTTCAGCTTCGCCTGGTCTAGACGCTTCTTCGCAGCGAGGTCGTCGCACAGCTGGAGAACGTGCTCCGGGAGCTGCCGGGCGCGCAGCCGGGCCAGCTTCGCCGCCCAGTGGGAATCACGCGCGACGGCGGAGGCAGGCGGGGACGGGACAGGACGGGTGGTGCTGGGCATTCAGGGCTCCACACAGGCGAGATGAGAGGAAGTGGGGTCCGGCCGGGTGTGCGCTGCACGACATGTGGCGAGGGGGCGCTGTTCGCGTTCGCCCGGCCGGGCGGTTCGGGGCCGGGTTACTGCGACGGCGACTTCGGCAGTGCGGGGATCTCCGCGTCCTGCGTCGGCTTCTCCGTGATCGAGAAGTTCACGGTGAACTTGGCCGCTTCGTTGTCGGTCGAGTAGTTCGGCGACCGGGAGCCGATCCGTACCGGGAAGATGTCCATCGACTTCGATGCCGCGACATCGCCCTTGCGGAGGAAGACGATCCAGCCGGTGTCGTCCTTCTTCAGCAGCTGCTCGATCTCGTCCGACACCTTGTCCTCGTAGAACCCGAGGGACGAGTCGTCCGCCTGGTCGGTGCCGGGGATCTTCGACTCGAAGGTGCTGCCCAGGTCCGGGGTCTCGATCGCCTGGTTCGACAGGGACCAGCCGTCGATCGCCGCGATCGCGTTCGTCAGATCCGTGCCGGCGGTCAGCTCCGGGCGGGTCGGCACGTGGCCTTCGTGGACTACCGTCTTGAGCCACAGGACGCGGGTGACACCGCGCCGAGAGTACTTCTTGACCTGCAAGGTCATCCGTCCGATTCCGGGACGGCGGCTACACGGTCGAAGGTGGCCCCGTCCCTCGACGTCGTGTCGGGGAACCGGCCCACCTCAAGGGAGGAGGGCGTCCGCGCGGGGCCTCCGCGGTGAGGGTGCGAAACAGGCTGAGGAAGGACTTCGAACCTGAATCACTGCACGATGATCACCCTACTGTCGGCAACGGCGCACGACGTTCTGAGGAACGCAGCGGAGAGCTATCCGGCCTGCATGTCAGCTTCTACTGCGTTCCGGAGCGCCAGCATCGCGGGGCCTTTGCCGCTCTTGTGAGTCCAGTACTCGTGGGCATGCAGAGCGAGCCCCAGTTCGGTGATCTGAGCCCGAAGCTCCTTGACCCGTGCGCTCTGCTCCTCCGAGTAGCCAGGACTGGCCGGGAACTCCTTCTGGGCCAACGTCCCATCCGACTGAAGTACAGGGTGAGGGCTCGTCCACGCTTCAGCGGGCTCTGCGGACCAGGGCAGGAGGCGGTTCAGCTCCTCAAGGTCCTTCCACGCCTGAACCAGCCGCCGCTGTAGATCGACCAGGTCTTCGGGGTATCCAGTGACTGCCACAGCCGAAGAATACGACCGTGCTCGGACAAGACCCAAGGGAGGCACAACCTAGGCCGACGATCACCTGCCGAGCAGGCTTCTGATGTCGTTGGGGAAGACCTGGAAGTTGCGCACAACGACCGTCTCCTGATCGACAGCCTTTATCCCCGGATAGCGAGAGTCTGCTTTGGCGAGCAGGTTCGCCACCACCTGCCTCAGCAGGTCAAACGTCGTAGCGGAGTGACTGCCGTCAGAGGCTGCACCCCCATCTCCTACAGGTGCGACGACGTACTTCGACAGCCCCTTGGTAGACATCTCGATGTATTCGGATCCGTAGGGCACAGAGATGGTCACGAGGTACAGGAGGGTGCTGTCGGCAACATTGGAGGCGTGCATGAGCACTATTCGGTCGTCCATGTGGCGACGCTAGTCGATCAACCCCTCGTGTGGCAGGGGCTATTGGACAGCCCCCGCCACTTGTCCGGATGCTGTTGGCGAATTCGGAGTGTGATCGCGAAACGCGTCATCGGGCAGGGGCGACCTTGAAGCTCCGAGTACCTGCTCCTCAAATTGGCATGACGTTGGACTACGTGTAGGAACACGCCGGTGAAGGGGTGGAAATGTCTAGTCGGTCACTTGAAGTGCGGTACTTCTGGGCAAGGCTGATGCGGCATCCGGGCCGTTCTGCCCATCGGACTACACACGGTCGCCGCCGAGAGCTGCGGGGCCACCCGTTCTTGTAGCGAAGGAAACGTGCTTCTCATGCGTCTTACTCAGCGTCTCGTCACCGCACTCGGTGGCCTCGCCCTCGTTGTCTGCCTGGCACCGACCGCTGTCGCGGTCACTCAGCAGTCGGCGGTTTCGTCGGCGTCGCCGTGCCAGAAGGCCCTGGACGACGCCGCGATCACGCAACGGAATGCCGACACCGTCAACGACGACCCGAAGGCGACGCCGGAGGATAAGGCGGCTGCCCAGAACGAAGCCGACATGGCGGCGACCACGGCCCAGAGGGTCTGTGACAGCACCGAGCTGGCGAGCTGAGTCCGCGCCACTGTCACGCTGCTTGCGCTGCCCCCTTCACCGCGACCCGGGCTAACATGTCTGCGTCTTGATCACTTCGTCCCGTCGGAGTTCATCCGGCGGGACGAAGTGCTGCCAGGTGGGAGGTCCGGGTGTGAGCCCGAGGCATGTCCGCAATCCAGGCATCGAGGCGGGCGAGGTTGATCACGGGTCTTGAAGACCGACGTCACGCCAGCCCTTGCATTCGCCAACAGCATCCTTGTCCGCTGCGGGGGCTGTTCGTGCCCGCCCCCGGGGTTGAACCGGGAACTCTGCGGGATGTGTACGGATCTCCCCGTTGGGGGGCCGGTACCGCGCACCTCTACCAGTTGGGTCAGGCGGGCTGGAGCGTTGCTCTCGTCTTCGATACTACGGTCGTCAAGGCGGCGCCTCTGGGCTGCTGGTGGCGGACAGCCCGTACCGCTGGCTGCTGGTCACCACCCCGTCCGAGGTTCCTGTGTCGTCCGTACCAGCGTCGGCGTCCAGGTCCCGCGCCCACACATCCACTCCAGGGATGCCAAGTGCATTGACCCAACCACCGGTTGGGGTCCGTTCGAGGAGCGCCCGGCGCACCTTGTCGGCAAGCCATTCCGCCTGATCGGTGCGCGCGCCGACCGCCGTCACCTGGTAGAGGAGGACCGCGTCCTCCGCCTGGTCGGCAAGGGGAGCGCCGCCGATCGTCCCGCCGAGCGGGTAGAGGACCGTGTACGGCACTGGGGTGGGTTTCCCGCCGACCAGAGGGAGGGTGCCGAGTCCGCACGGCTTGCCGGTCGCCCCGGCCAGCATCTCCTGGAGCGCCCGGTTTACGGGCGAGCGGTCGATCACTCGTCGTCCTCGGTGAACTGGGCTGCGGCGGGCCCTTCGATGGACAGCACCCCGTATCGGCACATCCCGAGCGCGTCCCATTCCGGTACCCCCGGGGTGGCCAGCACGGTCAGCGATCGGTCCCCTTCACCATCGAGGAGTTCCGCGACCACCACGGCGCGGGCGAGCATTCCGCGTTCGTGCCCGGCCAGCACTTCGGCCAGGGCTTCTTCCATGTCGCCGGTCAGGCTCACAGCACCGCCTCCACGGCTTGCCCCAGGGTGCGCACCAGCGTGGGCCCGGTCTGCTCGACCGCCGGCCCCAGGTGCGGGAACGGCCGCTGCGCGTAGTGCCGGCCGAGGGAGTCGACGCCGACGAACCCGAACTCCAGCCTGCGCGCCTGCGGTGCGGCAGAGCCGACCTCGGCCACCACGACCGCTCCCGCACGGTGGACCTCGGAGCGCCAGGACGCCCGGTACCGGCCAGTGATCACACGGGGGCCGGGACGCCCGGAAGCGTTCTGCTGGACCTGCTGTACAAGGGACTGCGCACTGTGCCGCATGACGGCTTCGGCCGCGACCACCGACCGCTGCGCGCCGCGTTCCAGAGCCGCCGCAAGGGCTCCGGGAGAAGTGAACGATCCGCCGCTCATGCTGCGGCCTCCCGGTTGTGTTCCTCCAGCCACACTGTCCGCAGCACAGGGAACGACGACACCTCGGGAAGCGCCGTCACCCGGTAGATACGGCCGACCGCCTGCACGTCTCGCGCCTGGACCACCCGCACCTCGTCCCCTTCGCAGAGTTCGGGGGCCGACAGGGGAAGCAACATCCGGTACCCCGGACGTACCTCCTGCACCCAGGCACCCTCAGCCCCGCCACGGCTGCGGATACGTTCCTGGTGCCCGTACAGACCCGCCTGCCCGGAGTGCACCACCAACCTGTCGATGGGGACGAGGACGCCCGTCGACGGGTCCAGAACCTCGCCGTCCGCCTCCCGCGTGATCCGCACGGTGTCCGGCATCAGGTGCCGCTGCGCGAACCGGGCAATGCCCTGCTGATCAAGCAACACCTTCGGCCGCCCACTCCCGCAGTTGTGCCAGCAGGCCGCGCGTCAGCTCACCAGGAGCGCCGTCGAGGTCATCGCGGTCAAGGACCGCCGCATCGAGCTTCGCGGCGTCCACCGAGTCCAGGAACCCGATCACGACATGCCGAACGTCCGCAGGCTCGACGACCACGTCCGCGAGGCCATCGAACTCCAAGCCCTTCCAACCCGCTTGGACGTAGAGGGTCAGCTCGGGGCCCTCGTCCACTGTCTGTGTGATCCGGTACGCCGCGACTGCTGAGGCGATGTTGTGGCCGTCGATCTCAATCACCGCACCATTGCGCGAGCTTGCGGCGACCCGTACGCGGCGGGGGTCCTGATCTGTGCTCATGATCATGAGCGTAGGTGTGCGAAGCACGCAGAATCCGCTGTCAGGCAAGGAGTCGTCTTGGCTGACGTAGCGTGTGAAGCATCCAATCAACCGAGCTGCTGGCTGCTTCTTGGTGCTGCTGGATGTGCCCCACCCTCACAGCCATCTGTGGGGGCGGGGCATGGTGCTGTGTGGCCCCCGTCCGCTGCGCACGGCGGTCGCGGCGGCATCGGCCGCTAAGGCTATGCGGGAGCGAGTCGGGGCTCGTCGAGCGGAGGCGCCTGGACAGGTTGCTCTCCGGTTCGAACGCGGTGAACGCCCGTTAGGAACAAGTGTGTTGAAGAGGGCTGGAAGCGATTCGATCGAATCGTTTGGTAATCCCGTTCGCCGTTCGTGGTCCCGGTCCGGGAAGCAGGTTCGGCCGAACCTGCTTCCCGGGGCATTTGTGCGGTTCCGTGCGCTGCTTCATGAGACGCGGAACCCCGTCCCGGCCGCGCGGGCGCGCGGTTGAGCCGGTGGGTGGTATCAGGAGGTGCCGGTTTTCGCGGTGTAGGTCAGGACCACGCATCCGTTGTAGCCCGGCTTGCCGGGGTTGGAGTCCTCCTGGACGGGGGCGCCTCCGCCGGAGCTCCCGGCACCCTGTCCGCCATAGCCGCCGGCACCGGCCATCGTGCAGGTCTTGAGGTTCAGCGGGCTCGCGCCCGGAAAGGCGCCGGCGGTCGGGTTGTTCTTGCTTGCTTCCTTGCTGGCGCTCCCGTCAGTGCCAGAGGTCTTCTTGCCGTCGCGGCCCTCGCACACGCCCTTCCCGCCGTTGCCGCCCTTGCCTCCGGAAACGCCGTATCCGCTGCGGAATTTCCCGGAGGCGTCGCCGCCTCGGCCACCCTTCCCGCCCTCGGCGGATACGCGCTTGCTGCCGTAGGCAAGGGTGGTGCGGTTGCCATCTCCGCCGGAGAAGCCGTCTTTATCGCGGCCGTTACCGGCTGTGCCGCCCTGGCCGCCCTTGGCGACCCAGAGGATCATCGCGCGTCCGCCCTGAACAGGCAGGACGCACGACACACCGGCGGCGCTTCCGCCTCCGCCACCCCCACTACCCGTCAGGTCGTCCTTGTCGTTGCCGCCACCCCCGCCGCCTCCGCCGCCGCTGCCCACGACATTGACCTCGACCTGGCTGACCCCCTTGGGCACCTTGAAATAGATCTGGCCGGGCGAGTGGAAAGTCTTCACCGTGGGCGCGGGGGCTGGTGCGGGTGCGGCGACCACGGAGGTGGGCAGCAGCAAGGACGCGGCTGCCGTCACGGACAGCAGAACCGCGGACTGCGGCACGGCGGATGCGAGGAACTTCATGAATGACTCCCTACAAGATGATTGGGGCATAACCCACCCTCCACCCAGGCATCGCCACGAAACTCAAGACACGACGACGATCACCCCAACGAGGTGGAACGACGGGGAGCGTCACGCTCCCCGTCTCTCATCCGTACGTCACTGACACTTCTCACGGCAGAACAACTGAAGTTCTCGCGTGGCAGACGACAACTGTGCCCGGTCGGCGCGCTGTTCCAGCCATCCCAGCCACCTGTCGTAACCGGGCCAGCCTTTTCAATCGCCCATAGGTTGCCCCACACCGCCCCAGGCGGGAGCCAGCTTCCCTGCCCGGGAGTGTTCATCCAGCCCAGGAGCCCGGCGGCCATCGCCCCACCGGCGGGCGGGCTGGAAGGGGTGTTCAGGTACAGCACCGGGTGCCTGCGCTCATGAAGGCGACACCCAGTCCCGGGCCAGGCGACGTACGCGGGCCGTACGAGGTCCCGCACTGCGCCAGAGCACAACCAGCAGCACAGGCACGGCGATAGCCCACGCCTTGCCGACCATCTGCCCCGGGACAGCTGCCCAGAGCGGGAACCCGGCGATCGTGAGGAACACGATCGTGTCGAGGAGCGCGCCGAGGAGGGTGGCGGGGACGACGGCTCTCACCCAGCCGCGTCGGCGCAGCGGGGTGTACAGGCACATGTCCGCGCTCTCGGCGACGAGGACGGACGCCGCACTCGCGAACGCCAGGGCAGGCGGGGCGACGAGCGCGGACAGCAGAGAGCCGATGAGGACCGCCGTCATGACGCCGCGACGCCCCAAAAGGTCCTGAAGGGAGTTACGGACCATGAGGGCGCCCCCGGCGAGGACCGTTCCGGCGGTGGCCGTCTGCCCGAACCCGACGGGGATCATCCCGTACGAAGCAGTCAGGGCATTCGCGCCGAGGAGTGCCCCCGCATACGCGGCCAGCCACCCCAGTGTCGGGCCGAGAGGGAAGACCGGCGGCGGTGTCGGGTAGGTGTTCTGCCAGCTGTGCGAGTGATGGGCGGGCACGGTCATCGGCGGGGCCTCGCGCGCAGGTGGATGGCGGCCACCAGGTCGTGGCCGCCGGATGGTGCGTCGTCGGGTGCGGGTTCGGTGAGGAGCTGTCCGGCACGTCGTTCGAGGGCGGTCACGTTGGCGGAGTTGTCGATCGTGACGACCCCGTTGACGGTGACCTTCAGCGGTTCGGCGAGAAGGGCTGCGATCCGCTCGTGCAGCACCTCCAGGGCGACGGCGCGGGCGGAGTGCAGGCGGTCGTACCGACTGGCAAGGTCGGTGAGGTCGGTGTCGGGGCCGAGCTGGGAGACAAGCCAGCTCTGTATGTCGCTGTTCACAAGGGGTTCCAGAAGAGGGTGGGAAGGGTGACGGCGGGGAGCATCCGGTTGCCGGTTGCTCCCCGCCGTACGGGGTCGGCCCTAGACGGTCTTCGTCTTCCGGGCGGACGTACTCGGGGCTGCCTTCGGGCCGGGCGGTGCACCCTCCTGCCAGCAGCGCGGGTTGGTGATCTGCTCGGCGATCGCCGGGTTCGCCACCTCGGTACCGGGCAGGAGCACCACAGGGATGCGCTCGACCGGGTCCAGGACGTGAACGGCGCAGCTCAGGGTGCCGAGTGCATGGACGGCGGCGCTCACAGGACGGTGGCCGTGATGTGGCAGTCCGGGGAGTAGAGGACCGGCATCGCTGCCGCGGCGCCCTTCGTCCACACCTGAACCGGGTCGTCCTGGACGTCGCGGGTGATGACGATGCCGGGGGCTTCCTGCCGCTCGATCTGCGGGTTCGTGCTCCGGGAGAGGGCCAGGGATTCGGCGGTCGTGCCGTACTGGGTCTGACCCCACTTCGCCCGGTCCGGGGGCAGCATGATCCACCGGTCCTCGGGCAGCACCCGCTTGGACACGTCGTCCTGCCACACCTGCGCCTTGTACAGGGTGACCGGCGGCAGACCATAGGTGCCGCGTACCGAGTTGACCTGCTGCGGGTTCAGGACCGCCGTCGGCGTCTGTCCGCCTGCCGGGGTGCCGTAGTACGCCGCCCGGTACGCGCCGTTGGACGCCAGGTGTGAGTACGCCTTGCGGCTAGTGAGGACATGCTCGGGGGCCGGGGCGCCGATCGATTCGAGGTAGGCGATCCACCGCTGCTCGTCCGCGATCGGATCGGCGTCCGGGGACGACCACGGCTTGGGGGCCGTCGGCATGTTCGCGGCCGGGACCCCGTAGTCGACCTCGACGGTGAGGCCGTTCTCGCCCTGGAGGGAGAACTTGCCGTCCACCAGGACGTCGCCCGCGGCGAGTTCGAGGCGGGAGCGGATGGCTTCGACGTGCCGTTCGGTGTCGTCGTAGAGGAGTTCCACCAGCCGGTCGTCATCCGCACCACGGGATGCGTCGAGGAGCAGCTGCTCCATCTCGCCGATCAGGAGCTTCTGGCCCAGAGCCGGAAGGGTGCCCTCGGTCTGGGTAGTCTCCGCCTGCCGCTTCGCGAACGGCACGCTCGTGTCGTAGGCACGGTAGGACGCCGCGTTCACGCGCCGCTTCGACTGCCGCACCCGCCACTTCACATCGTTGACCCGCGTCTCCGCGAACACCGACTTCGTGAGGAGGAAGTCCTCCGGGGTGGGGATGGTGCGCGCGTACGTGGTCAGGTCCGCCACGGACACGTTCTTGAGGAGGTCGGCGATGCTCACGCGCCCACCGCCGGCAGGAAGCGGATCTGCGCACCGGCCGGACTCGGAACGATCTTCGACGTGTCGATGCCGCCGGGGATCTTCTGGACCTTGGCTGTGCCGTGCCAGAACAGGGCGGCCGGAACCTTCGTGGTGCCCGGCGTGTACGCGGCCTCCGCGTACACCAGACCGGCGAGTACAGCCCGTCCGTCGGTGGCTGCCGGGTCGTAGACCCCGTACAGGCCCGACGTGGTGATGCGGCCGACCGGGACGCCGGAGCGGACGAAGCCGTGGATGTTGCCCGGCGACGGCTCGACGTAGTGCGTGTTCTTGGTGAACTTCGTCAGATCGAGAGTGATGGTCTCCGTGCTGTCGGTGCCGTGCCGGGAGGCGAGCCAGTCCCGGTCAGCGGTCACCGTCACGGAGGTCGTGTACGGCTGAATCACGCCGCGTCTCCTGGTGGTGCTTGAAGCTGCACACACTCACCGGACGGTGGCGTCGTCCACGAGACAGCGGGGCGTGGTCCCCAACAGCGATTGGTACGTCAGTCGTTGGCCGGGAGCAGGCCCCGGCGGCGCGCCATCTCCACACCGGCCGCACCCGGCTTGCGGTCCACCGCACCCGGGCGGGCAGGCGGCACCGAAGCAGGGGCACCACCCGGGGCTGCCGGGAGAGCAGGGGTGCTCGCCGGAGTCGGGCTGAACAGCTCCGGGCGACGGGACTTGAGGTCGTGCACCGCCTCACCCACAGCCGTTTCGTCGGCGTCGTCCGCGACCCGCAGGAGCGCCACCGCGTCATCGAGGTCACGGCCCAGCGCACCGACGCCGGCGAGCAGAGCACGGCGGGCCGCGTCCCTCTCCCGCGACAGGGCTTGCGCCTCCCGGGCGACGGCAGTCTTCTCCCGCTCCACGAGTAGCTGTTCACGCCGCTGGGCCTCGGTCAGCTGCTCCTGCTCGGCCTGCCGCTGCCCAGACACGTACTCGGACAGATCGGTGGTGCTGGCAAAGCCGAGCTTGTCGGCCAGGGTGCGCAGTGCGGCACGGCCGCCCTGGTCCTTCTCCCGGGCGAGAAGCGTGTTCAGCTTCGTCTGAGTGAGCGTGACCGTGTGGTCGTCATTCGACGGGTCCTCGGAGGACGCTCCGACGATCGGGAAGATGGGGCGCCCGTCACGGCGGTAGCCGAGCACAGAGTGCGGTGCGGGCAGGCTGCGGGTCATCAAGGTGTGTGCTGCTCCCACGATGGCCCCGCGCCACGACTGAGTCTACGGACGCCAAGACGGCACCCTGGCGTGCAGGCCCGTGGCCGTCTCCGGCATGATCATTTCATGGTGAACGGGGAAGTTTTGGGATTCCAGGGCGAGCGGCAGAAGAGGCGGCGACGGGGCGGGCTAGCCGATGCGATCATCGCGGCGACCGCAGTCGTGATTGCGGGAGCTGCACTGGCGGTATGGGAGCCCTGGGCCGACGGTGCTCCGTTCACCGCGCTCAACCTGACACTGCAAGACGGGAAGTACACCAACCCGGGCGCTGCCCCCAACTCCTGCACCCGGACCGCTGCCTCCGAGGAGGAGACCGTTCTCCTCAGCACGGACGGCGAGCGGTTGGCCGCCGGACGGGAGGCCAAGGAAGGCACTCTGCTGGGGCCCGAGTACGGCGATTGGGCCGGGTACTGCGCCTTCAGCATCAGCATCGACAACGCGCCGGGCGGCCAAGGCACTTACCTGTGGGGGAGCACGGACCGGTTCGAGGTGTCGGAAGACGACCTGCGGAGGCCCCTGAAGGAGCAGATGGAGCGCCTCAAGACGACGAAGCGCCCGCAGGGCTGACCGCCGCCTTCGCGTCGCCCGATCCGGTCTCGGACGGGATCTCGGTGCGGCTGCCGGATGCCGTCGGGTCCTTGCCGACCGGCTCGCGGCGGGCGGCGGGCTCACGACGGCTCAGGATGCGCTGGACCTCTTCGCGGGCGTCCTCGATGGGGTAGCCCGCGTCTTGCAACATGCGGATGCCGGTCTCCAGGGACAACACACCCGCGGAGACACCCTTCACGACCTCGTCCAGGATGGCGGTGCGATCCGTGGGGGTGTGCGGCCCGAACACCATGCGGGCCGGGAAGTACTCGCCAACAGGCCAGCCCAGAGCCTGACCCGCCTGGTGGATGCGCTGCACCATCTTCAGCAGCAAGCTGTACTTGTGGGCGCGCGCCAGCCGCAGCGTGTCCACGAGGGAGTCCAGTGGTCCGAGAGACAACTGAAGCGCGTACCCACTGGGGACCTTCGACGGGTCCACCGTCCCCAGACTCACCGCAGGCAGACGGGCGTTGACCGCAGCCCTGTCCCGGATCTCCTCGACGCGCGCCCGTAGTTCGGCGAGCTGCCCCGAGGTGTCGAGCACGTCCATCCGGCCCCCGTCGGCGAGCTGGAATACGGTGCCGGGCTCGACGGACAGCGGCTTCGGGCGGCCGGTGACCCGGTCGACCTCGGCGCGTGCTCCGGCCAGGCCGATGATCGGGGCACCCGTGGTCGCGGAGGCGCGCGCCGAGTCGGTGTCCGTCTCCGCCAGCTCGTCGAGGGCTTGCATGACCTTCGCCAGCGACGACTGCCCGAAGTGCTCCCCGTCTGCGACGGTGTTGCTGATGTGGACGACGGGGATGAAGTCCAGACGCAGATCCAGACGGTGGAGAACTTCACCATCGACGCGGGTTCGGAACCTGGCCTTCTCCAGCGGCAGATCATCAAGGGACTGCCCGTGCCGCAGATCGTCCACATCCCACTCGGCGTCGGTGAGGTAGCAGGTGGTCGCCGACACCTGATCCGGCGCCCACGGGTAGCTGCGCTCGATCCGGTTGCTCTCCGGCCGGTAGACGTCACCGGGGGAGAGCATGATGCCCTCGCTGGTCTCCACCGCCTCCCGCCGACTGCGACCGTCCTTGTCCTGCACGGCCCGAAGAGCAACGTCGATCGGACCCAGCTCGTACGTGATCCGCCGGACCCTGGCCTTCACTCCTTGCCTGGGATCCTCGGGGATCTCCCAGGCCAGGTGCACCCGGGTCGGGTAGTCGCCCGGGTCGGCATCGTCATCGAGGACGGGGAAGTAGAACCCGGGGTCGTACGTCTTCAGCCGCACCCGCCCCTTCACCGGGTCCCACGCCAGCAGGTACACCCCGTCACCGAGCAGCACGGCCTTCCGCTCCGCGGACTGCATCCGCAACGCCAGCAACTCCAGCTCGGCCCAACTCCGCAGCCGATCCTGAGCGTCCGCCGCCGCCACGGCCTCCGGCGGTGCGCCTTCGTCGCCGGCGTGCTCAGCGCCGGGCACCGTGATCTGCTGCGACTTCCCCAGCAGATGCGCCAGCGCCGTATCCACGAAGGTCGCCGGATCACCGAACTCACGCCTCTCGGACGCCGCCTCGTTGCCGGTGAGCGTCGCGAGTTCGCCCGCCTGGTTTGAGTCGTAGGCCGCGAGCAGCTTGTACGCGGCGAGACGCCGGACCGCATCGTCGGGAACCCAGGAAGCGTAGGCCTCCGGAGACAGCACCCGGTGGGGCCGCCGGTTGAGGGAAGAGGCCATGGACGGCTTGTAGTTCAGCCAAGACCAGGCATCGGTAAGGAAGGCGTGCAGACCCACGAGGAACGGTCCCGTCGACAGCCCCGCGCCACACACCAGGTTAGGTGTGCGGAACTACGCGTTCCCATGCGGTTCGGCATCCACTGACGTTTCGGGCAGTAACGCCGCTCCTGGCAGCGCGGCGGCTCGCCGTTCCTGCGGCCTCTACCGCCATGACGGCGCCGCGGTATCTGTTCAACCGCTGTCGAACAGGACGGAGCGGAACGATGCCGGGGCCGTGCCCCCGCCTTTGGCCAGAAAGATCAAGGTGGCGATGGCTGAATCCTGCCATCTATTGATAGACGCATTATCGGCGACTACGCTGACTACTCGTGACTGAACTAGAAGAGATCCTTAAGCAGCAAGAGGCCGCACTTACTGGAATCGTGAATAACCTTATTGCAAACCCGGTGACTATAGTGGCGGTAGTTACTGATCAGGTATCGCCTAACGGCCTTTTGGGGCAAATACGGAGCGTCATCGACGAAACCACAATGGCCATCACGGAAGCCACAACTCAGAAATAGCGCGGCAGCACGACCAAGCCCGGCGGCTTCTGCCCCGATCTGAGAGTTCGGGGCAGAGGCGTCTCCAGACGCGATTGTTCGCCTCACTGTTTCCGCCCTCGGCCGCGAAGCCGTCTTATGGCATCTGAGCCTGGGCCTGCTTCTCAATACCGGCAAAGAGCGGCCCTTGCTCGCCAGGCCGCTCTTCCCACTGGTCCGCAAGCGTCTCGTCGTCTCGGCACCCGCTGACGCGTTCCAGATCTTCCCCTCCGTCGAGGAAGTGACCGGCGAAACCTGGCACTGGCCGAGCCAGGTAGGAGCAGCACACACGCCGCTCCTACCGTCGTCCCGAGAGCCGTCCGTCACGGTAGGCCGATGAGGTGACGCCGCTGTGTTGTGGGTCGGCCAGCTGCGTAAGCGCGTGTACGGCCGCGTCCATCCTGTCCGGGCTGTTCATACCGGCAACCCACGTCACCATCTGCTGTTCGAGCACGGGCCATTCCCCGACATGGTGAACGCGCCCCTGCTCGTAAAGCTGGGCAATCGGCTCCGCCCTCAGCCTTTTGCCGTGCTTTGCTGTGACGGACAGGACGGCGGGCATCAGCATGTTCTCCGTGCGCTTCTCACGGTGAAGCTCCTGCCACGCCTGGTTGAGGATCTGCTTCGACATGTCGCCGCCGTAGTTCGACTCCACGACGATCGCGTCCGCCCGCAGCTCGATCGCGAGCAAGCAGGCTTCACGCCCCCACGCATCGGCCCCCCGGTTACCCGAGCGGTCGTCGAGGACGTACAGGTGCCCGCCACGGTCGGTGGCAGCGGCGACGATGCCCGTCTCGTCGCCCACAGCGGATTCCCCGCCCGCCGGGTCGACGGCGACCACGATCCGGGTGAGGTCGATGCCCCGGAACTGGGCTGCGCTGATGCGGTTGTTGGTGATCCATGCCCACTCCCACACGCCGCCGTCCTGCGGGCGGGGCTGCTGCATGTACAGCGACCACCAGACGCGTTCGCCGACCGAGCGGCGGATCTCGGTGAGGGCGTCGTGGTCGTACCGTTCCGGCCATAGGGGCGCGCCGATCGGGCGGCCGAGCGCGTCGTCCTCGGACAGGGCCAGGGCGGGCAGGTCGATGACCGTCCACCGGTCGCCCTCGTCCGCCAAGACGCGGCCGGCGAGGTCGTCCTCGTCCCACCGGGTCTGGATGAGGATGACCGACCCACCCGGCTCGATTCGGGTGAGAAGGACGGCCTGCCACCACTCCCACAGGCGCTTACGCATGGTGGGGGACGACGCTTCGGCGGCGTCCTTGATCGGGTCGTCCACCACCGCCAGGTGGGCTCCCTTGCCGGTGAGGCCGCCGCCGACACCGGCCATGACGGCCCCGCCCTCGGTCCCGGCGAGGTCGAAGCGGTTCGCGGCCGAGGAGCCTGGGCGCAGGCTGATGCCGAGCTGGGGGCTGTAGTTGAGGATCGCGTCCCGGATCCACCGGCCGTGGTCGTCGGCGAGGTCGGAGGAGTAGGAGGCGATCATCACCCGGTGCTCCGGACGCCGCCGCAGGTACCAGAGCGGCGCCCACCGGGCGGCCCTGCGGCTTTTGCCGTGCCGCGGGGGCATCGTCAGCAGAAGCTTCGTCGGCTTCCCGGCGGCGACCCGCTCGAACGCGGCGTCGATCTTCGCCAGGTGCGGGGCCTGCATCTCCCGGCCCTCGGTGAGAACGGACGCCATAGCCCCGGGGGAGCGGTCCATCGCCAGCTCGCGTTCGATGCGGACGAGCTGGGCGCGGAGCTGTGGGGTGGAGGCTGCGGCTATCTCACGCCGTTGGTGCGCGGGAAGCGACCGGTACAGGGCGAGGACCGCAGCCTCGTCAGCCTTCGGCACCCTCGCCCTCGGAGGTTCCGGCGAGCGCGATCAGGCGTTCCAGCTCGGCCAGACCTGCCGTCTCGACCTGCACTGCCCCGCCGTCCGGCCCGGACAGTTCCGTGCGGACGGGCCGGTCGAGCCCGAGGAGGCGGCTGCTGCGCTCGATGATCCGCACTGCACGGTCCACGGCCTGGTAGTCGCCGGAGCGGATCGCCGCACGGTAGACCGTGAAGAACAGTCGCTCCAGTCGCTCCACCATGAGCTGGCGCAGCTCGTCGCTGTTGCCGTCGAGGACGGTGGTGCGTTCCAGGAGGGCCTTGGAGACGTCCTTGCACGCCAGCTCGATCAGGCGTTTGTCGGTGGGAGGTTCCTGGCCGCGCTTGTACTTGTCGATGCCGTACCCCTGCGGGTACGCCACCCCGTCGGTGTTCACTGACGGGTCGGCGGCGAGCTTGCGGGCGATCGTCAGCCAGTCGACGCCGGCGAGCTTGAGGTCGATCGCATCCGCGCGGCGCTGGGTGATCGCGGCCCGAATCGCCCGGTTGGGGCGGCCCATGAACAACTCCCGGACCCCACGCCGCCCTTCCATGATCCTGTAGCGAAGGCAGGCAGAGGGGCCCGTCGGTAGAGGGCATTGCCCCGCGCCGGTCGAGGCGCGGGGCGGGAGCAGCGGGCTTAGATGTGCTTGCCCAGCGTCCAGTGCGTGAGGCGGTCCACGAGGTCGAGGATGTGGCGGCGCGGACCGGCGGCCACGAAGGGGAACACGACGAATGCGGGGATGAAGGCGATCACGGCGAACAGGGCCGGAATGAGGCGGACGACGATCGTCAGGAAGTCGACGAGGGCGCGGAGGGTACGTCCCTGGGACAGGATGTCGAGAAGGCGGTCGAACAAGGCGGGCTCCTAAGGGCTCGGTGAAACGACCTGGCTAACCGCCTGAAGGCGTACCTCTCCCTCAGATGGTGCCGTCGCATCTGGCGACAGCAGCCGGGTCATCGAACCGCTCCCCCTGGCCCGCTTGTTGCGAGTCAGGGGCGGGTTCTACGCCGCTCCCTCATGTGTGCCTCCTGGAGCCCGAATGGGGTCCTCGTCAGTGGGGCCGTCGTATCACGTTCGACGGCCCGGAGAGATTACCGGGCCGTCGACAGTGTTCACAAGAGGATTGTCCGCGCCGTCAGGTTGTCCCCATGTGGCGCGGTCAGAAGGTCAGTTGCTCACCTTGACTGTCCGGCTCGGTCTTCGGTGGTCGCGGTTCAGCGTCGGGTACGTTCCGGTGCGTCTTGAGCCACCATCCGAGCTGCCAGTTCCGGCAAGTCCGGTAGCGGCGCCCGGATCGCAGGGGCGCACCCAGCGGGATGCTGTGCTCGCCCCACCCGGTGATGGGGCGGGCGTTGGTCAGCTTGACCTTCAGCCCGGGGACGGTGGCGTCTCCCTCCCAGGTTTCGCCGGGTGCGTGCTCGAAGGCGAGGTGTGCGTTGCGGCCCCAGTCCCAGGGGATGGGCAGGGCGCACAGGTACCAGGCGACGGGCGGGTTGTCTGCCGGCAGCAGGAGAGTCTGGGTGCGTCGGCGGTGGCTGACGTCGTGACGGTCGCACTCGGCGAACGTCTTCAGGCAGTGCTCCGTGAGGTCGACCTCACGGACTCCTGCCAGCCACATGATGCGATAGGTGTCCCTCGCCTCTATCTCGATGCGAACCTGTTCAGGGTTCGCCCCCGAATTCATTTCCTTCACCCCTCCAATTTGCTATTCCTATCCTTGATCAATTCTATCAGAATTGCGGCAATTCCTTCATGTTTGTTATGTCGGAAGTCGTTGGGGTACGGCATATTGAATTCATTGCGGAAAGCCTCTTCGTATTCCTCGATGGGGAATACGCGGGGCTTGCGGCAGATCGCCTTGACGGTGGCGCGGGACGTGTCGCTGAGCTGCACGTCCTCGAAATATCGGAGCAGTAGGCCGCGCAGGGATTCGGGGGTGTGGTAGCGGATGCGCTGCCACTTCCCCTTCACGAACCGCATGTCGACGTTCTCACTGTCGAGGAAGTTCAGGCGGGTCGAGTCGCGGCTGATGGAGTGGCTGGAGTTCTCGTACGCCAGCTCACGTTCCAGGTTGCGGGTGCCGATGCATACCTGGCCGTCCGCCGCGCACAGGGCGTTCACGGTGAGGAGTACCCAGTGCTGGTAGTCCAGCGACGTGGTGGCGTTGATGACGGAGTCCAGCACCACCACCTCGTAAAGGCCCCGCTCCCGCAGCTCCCGCTCGATGCTGCGGATCTGGCCGACGATCGTGCGGATGTCGAGGGAGTACTTGCCCTTCAGGGTGCGGTACGGCTCGTAGTCCTGAACCTTGTACCCCTTGCCGCGCAGGTGCCGGGCGTAGTCCCCGTGGCCGGCGCCGAAGTCCACCACCCGCGTGGACGTGGTGATCTGCGGCAGGACGAGGCGCTCCCACACCTCGGACTTGTAGCGGACCTGGTCGGCCTTCGCCTTCGAGGAATGCTCACGGAGCCGATTGGGCTGCACGATGTGCTGGTTCCACACCGGGGCCTGTTCCTCCAGGCCGCTCCAGTCGTACACGCCGTACTCGCCGGTGAGGTCCTGCACCAGCTCGGCGGCATCGGAGGACGCGCAGGTCCAGGCGAGGATGTCGAACCGCTGGGTCTTGGCGACGGCCGCGTACTCGGCGTTGAGGACGATGCGTCCCTGGTCGTCGATGACGACGGACCCCCAGGCTCCGTGGGCTGCGGTCATGAATGCGATCGCCTGCTGGAAGGGCAGGTTCTTCGACTCCTCGACCTGGATGGTCTGCCACGGAATCCAGCACCACTGGCCGATCGGCCCCGGTTCCGCGTAGACGAGCGACGACTCGGTCTCGACCCGGTTGTGCAGGAGGTTGAACTTGATCTCGTCCTGGAGGCGGACCTTCTGCGGCAGGATCATCGCCGGAGTCGTCTCCTGCCCGATCGCCTTCAGCCCCTTGGTTCTCTGGTGACCGGCGACCAGGGTGCCGTCCGCATTCAGGATGACGGGCTTGACGACACCGTGGCGGCCCAGCGACCCCTGGAGACGGACGAACGACTCGGGGGAAAGACGACGCGGGTTGTACTCCGCGGGGCGCAGCTTCGCCAACGGGTAGGCGGGATCGAAGCGGACATCGAGACTGCGGCTCATGCCACACCCCCCTCAGAGGCCTGGTGCTCCTCGTTCAGGACGTGCCACCCGAACCCGAGATCGGTGTCCTGATCGGCCACGAACCGCTGATACAGGGCGTCGAACAGCTCGACCTCGGCCTGAGTGATCCGCACACGAGTGGAAGACCACTGCATGTACCCCCACTGGAGATAGTCGACCGACGCCGCCGCCCCCGTGCCGGCGCCGTCGGTGGGCAGCTCGATCGGGGCGGGGAGAACGGTGGAGTCGAGGAGGTCGTCCACCTGCCCCTGGTCGTACCCGGTGCCCTCCAGGTCCGGCAGCTCGGAGAGGACTTCCGCGAGGAGGACGCTGTCGTACCCGGCGAGGTCGTTGGTGCGGTTGTCGACGATGACGATCTTCGCTGCCGCATCGTCGTCGACGTCGAGCCAGGTGACGGCGATCTGCTCCCAGCCCAGATGCCGGGCGGCCTTGAGGGTGTGGTTGCCCGCCAGAACCTCGTTTGCCCGGCCGGTCAGGGTGCCCTTGTTGACGACGATTGGCCGGTACTGCCCGTTCGCAGTAAGGCTTTCGGCGATCGCTCCGAGGTCACCGGTGCGCGGGTTGCGGTGGTAGTGCACCAGGTCGGCCACAGGGACCGCGAGGTCTGCCAGCGAGGCCGGGATACGGACTTGAGACACGACAGTGCTCCAGCCCCGCACCCACCCACGACTCTAGGTGAGCAGGCGAGCCAGGCCGTGCGGTTGCCGGGATGCGGATCACCGTGCACGGGGGCACGGTGGACGCATGGCTGCACAAATCGTCGTGCACAGACCGCTCGGTGCGGGCGGGCGCCGTGTCACGTTGGGCGAGCGCATCATGGGCGTGGTTTACAGCGATGTCGATTTGGCGGAGCTGTTGCGCCGAGCGGGTCTCGATGAGGCTCAGGCGCTGGTCGACGGCGACTCGACCATGATCGAGTGGCGTGGAGGCGATCCTCATGACTTCGGGTGGGGGCCTGGTGTGGCTGGCTCTCCGCCGCCCCCTCGCTGATAGTGCCCTTCGTCCTCGCTGGTGCCGGTTGTGGTGGGGGCGATGATGTATTCGCACCCGGCGGACTTCCAGTCGATGGGCAGTCCTGCGGCCTTCCTTGCGCGCCGGTACGTCAGCGCCCAGCCCATGGAGTGGTGGGTCTTCTCTTCCGGCCCTATCTGCACCTGCCACCACAGCCAGCCGAACGGGTGGGTACGGCCGATCGCTCCGGGTGGCACGAAGGCGTGCGTCGTGCTCTTACTGAACTTCGCCGCTACCTCGGCGGCCTGCCGTGCGCCGGTGAATACCCTCAGGTCGTTTCGGGTTCCCTCGCGTGCGGCTTGCACGATTCCGCGGACGAGACTTGCGCCGAACACGGCGACTGCCAGGGAGGCGATGACGCCGAGGAGTGTCCAACTGTCGTTCACTGGCTCTTCCCCGCCGCTCGGGAGAGGGCTGTGCGGCACGAGGCGATCGTCTCCGCCAGTGTTGCCTGCACGGGCACATCGGGGCGGGCGTGGGCGAGTTGGGCGTGCCAGGCGACATTCTGTTCCATGCGCGTCCTGCTGGTGATCCTCTTCGGCATCGACTGCGTCCTTCCCCGCGGATCGCGTGTGCGGCGTCCGTCTGTCTACCTGACCTCTGGGGCCGATCACAATGCTTGCCGGGATGAGGCCAGAGCCGCTGCAGGCGGCTGGGGCAGCACGAAGCCCTGCGAACGGGGGTTTCGCAGGGCTTCCTACCAGAAGGCCACCCCCGCGCCCACCGTCGGCGCCGCGAAAGCAACACACGGGTGGTGGCGTCGCGGGTGGCGGCGCTGTGGAGGTGGTCTTGCGGCAGGACGGGGGCGTGAACGGTGTGGGTGTAGCCGTGCCACAGTCCGCACCCCTTGCACTCGGGTGCGGGGAACGCTCCGGCATCGCACAGGTAGACGACCCCTATCCACTCGCCCCCGCCCTGGTAGGCGGCGTACCCCTGTGATGTTGTGGGCGAAACCGGGACTGTGCTCTGTTCCACTGGCCACGCGTGGAACAGAGCACAGGCGGGACGAAGAGAGGGTTACACGGGGCGGACCATTTCCGCTTGCGGACCCTTCGGCCCCTGAGTGACCTCGAACTCCACCCGCTGGTTCTCTTCCAAGCTTCTGTATCCGTTGGTCTGGATGGCTGAGAAGTGCACGTACACGTCTGCCCCGCCATCGTCCTGGCTGATGAAGCCAAACCCCTTTTCGGTGTTAAACCACTTCACAGTGCCTGTTGCCATCGGTCCCACTCCTCTATCCGGTACCACGGTGCGATCTTGACGCCCCGGCCGCAGCCCAATCGAGCAGACTCCAGCACCTGATCATTTCCTCCCGTCGCGCCGAAATCCGCCATCCTCCCTGCACCTCACCCATGGGGATGAACCTCGCCATGCCATGGCCTTCCCCGGGGAGAGACGCCCGGTCGGAACAGCGGGTAGGCAATTCGCCAACAGCATCCCCCTGGTGCGGCGCCGGTAGGAGAAGAAGTCCGTCACGCAGCCGGGACGGCCGTCTCTTCGCTGGAGCCGGTGTAGCGGGCCCAGACCTCGGCGGTTCCCTCGCGGGTGCTGTGCGCCTTCGCCTCGAAGCTGCCCGCCGGCCGGAACGCGGTGAGCTTGCCGGTACGGATGCGGTGGGACTGGTTGGCGGCCCGGTTGATGGTTTCGTGGGTGTCGATGTGCGCCCAGGCGCCGGGGCGTTCGCGCAGGGCTTCGGCGGTGTTGAACGCCTCCTGGCTGCGGTGCGGGGCGGGCAGGGTGTCGAACCGTACGTGCATCAGGAGGCTCCGTTCGAGGTGCTGTTCGTGCGGGCGGTCTCGGCGAGGGTGCGGATGTAGTCGGCGGTGGCCCATTGGTAGTCGGCGAGGTGGTCGCACAGGGAGTTTGCGAGGTCCGCGATCACGGCCAGCGTCTCGTCGGTGTCGAGATGCTGGCCGTGTCGGGTGCGCGCGATCCGGTCCGTGCCGGTGGCGGATGTCGTGAGAGTGGGCATGGCCGTCAACGGTTGTTGCAGCGGCAGGTGTTGGTGACGATGTTGAACCAGCTGTCGCAGCTGGAGCACCACACGGAACCCGGGTGCGGGGGCGTGCCGTGGGTGTGGTCGTTGCCGGTCATGATGCTCTTTCGGGTCAGAGGTTGTCGGGGAGCTGGGCGCGCGGCCCGGCGGGGGCAAGGGTGTTGACGATCAGGCCGAGGTCGCGGGGCCGCCACAGGGCGACCTCGAACCCGCAGCCAGCGAGGTGCTTGAGCCATTCGCGCTGGGCGGGGCGTAGGCGGCCGGTGTTGGTCTTGAGTTCCACGAACAGGGTTCGCGCTGCTTTGGGGTGGCCGTAGACCTCGTCGGGCCAACCTGCGTCGCTGCGCTGCGAGTTGTGCGTGTGGTAGGCGAGGGTCCAGCCGCGCATGGCGGCGAGCTGGCGGACATGCCGGCGGAAGCGTTCCTCGGTCATGTCGGTGTTCATGCGGTTCTCCGGCTCCGGGGTGCGGTCGCGGCGTAGGCGATGGCGCAGTGCTCGGCGGCATGTGGGTCCGGGCTGGGGATGTGAGTGGCGGGCCTGGGCTTCGGCGCGGGGCGGCGGCGTTGTTCCTTGAGGAGTTCCTGCACGGGGCGGGGTGCTGCCTCTTGGAGGATGTCGGCCAGTGGGCGGCCGTACCGCTCGGCGATGAGCGCGGCGTAGAGGTCGGTGTCGTGGTGGCTGCTGGTAGGCAT